TTTGATTATCTCAAATACAAAGAACAACAACAATAAATTCAGTAACAGATACAACGTCAACCTTCACACAATAATTAACAAACTATGTCTATTACTTGCAACTTCTGTGGTTTCAGTCCCTGCATATGCGGAAGTAGGGGGTATAAGTGCTACAGCAAATCCAATCGCTAATAGTTCAGGCTCAGTAACCAATCAAGCTATACAAGTTTTACAAGGACCGTATATTACTAATACATATGGTAATGGTATACAGTGTCAAGGTGCTACCATGAATATTACACCATACCTCACTGGAACAGGAAATTTTAAGCGTCCATTTGAACACACATATATGGATCCTGTATATGATATGTCAGATTTAAATGATGATGGGGTATTAGACAATCCAGGTCAAATTTTATATTATGTTCCAACAAGAACAGGACAACAAGAAGTTTATAATATATCAGGTGGAGTCTCTGCTACTTGGTCAAGACCATTAGATAAAGAAGCAAGAGAGAAATGTATGGAGGCAGCACAAACACAAACAGATTTACAAAAACAATTAACAGCGAATAAAAGATTAGACTTTGAACTAGCCAGACTAAAAAATTGCGGAGAGCAGATGAAAGCTGGTGTTATGTTTCATCCAAATTCACCATTCTATGCTGTATGTGCTGACGTAGTATTAGTAAATCCACCAGGCGTGGTTGAAAATCATACACACGAAATAAAAACAAAACCACCTATAAGTAAGGATGCAAGTGTATTAAAAACTATATCAATTGGTAATAATTAATTCTTCTTTTTAAGGGGTGGTAATCCTTTCTTTTCACGATATTTGTTTGACATAATCTCAGCACGGGTTGGTGGAATGATTTTCTTACCCGTCTTTTTTTGTATTGTTTTCCAAATCTTTGTAAGTATCGGTTTGACTATTCTTAATATAATCGGTGTCGCAGTTGCACCTGCTGTTGCAATAACTGCGATAGCGAGTGCATTTGTAGCTTGATTTGTGGAGGGAATAAATTTTTCGACTGCAGTAGTTGGTTCGTATAATGTAGTACATATTTTACCATCTTCACTTAATTCGTGACCCACAACTCTTTCATCACCTGATTGTGTTAAGTCACCAAGTCTTAAATTACCTGGACCAGGACAAGGAACATCTCCTTTATCACCTAAATCACCAGTATCAGGAATCTCTGGTGCTTCGATTTCTGGTGGTGGTTCAACTGGTGGAGCAGGAGTTTCTCTTTGAATAATTAATTGCTCTGGTGTATATTCCATTGCATCATATGTTGGATATTCACCGTGAGGACATAAAGTTGTAACACCATCTTCATCTTGATTTACAAGGTCATGATCAAAAGGCATTCTTGTTACATGATCCTTATTATCCTTGTGCATCTTGACACAACCAGGTATCTCCACAATTGGAAATCCTATATTAGTTGTAATTGGTGGATGATTACTTGGTATATTAGGTATTCCATATATCCAAGATTCACTGCTTACAACATTAGGTATTGTAATATTGGGTATGTTAATATCATTTACTGGGGACATAAACACCACCCGACTCTTTAGGCATTACAAACTTAATTTGTTTATAAACCTCTTCAATAATAGTATCTTTAATAAACTTTCGGTTTTCATCAACTCTTTTATCATACATCTTTAAATTATATAATAAAGCAGAAAACACAAAAAGGTTGACACCTAGAGATATGCCAACTCCAATTTTTAATAATAAAGATTTCATTTTTTAGTTACATTTTCAATAAGATACTTTTGATTTTCTCCTGCCTTTTCCATTGAATATAAAGCAAAAGATTTAGTCATTGCTAATGCTAATAGATGATGAATATGTTTACCATCTTCATCAGTTAGCTCATTACCCATAGTTGCAACGACTCCTACAACTAATCCAAGTTCTACGAGTACAACAAGGAAAATGAGTTTCATTGCCCATTTTCCTGTCTCAAAAAATCTTTTGATTTGTGCTTTTAGAAAATTCATTAGAAACTAGGAACTCCTAAACCTACTCCAGCTGGTAATGGTGAAGATGTTCCTTCTGATGAAGGTAATCCTAAATCTCCAAGGCCATCAGGCATGACAGATTCCATTACCTTACTTTTGACGTTTTCGATAATCGCATCCTTATTAAGATATACAATCCCAACAGCACCAACGACGGTGATAGATACGACACCACTTGCAATAGCGATTCCATTGATAATTTTTTGTAACATGATTAACCCTCCTGTAATGTACCGAAAGACCTTCGTATTTCACGAAGTTCCTCGAAGTTTTTTTGTTTTGTACCACCATCATATGCCCAAGCATATCCTTCGGTGATCATTTTTTCGTTGAGTGATACGTCATCATCGCCAACGTATAACCAACCAAGCAACCTACCATACTTACCCATGCCACCGACAAGTTCTGTTCTGATAGTAAGTTCCTCATCTCCATCCAAGGTTTCTTCTAAATTTTTTTTCATCCAGTTTGTAGCATCAAGACCTAGTGCTTTTTCTTCCAAGTCTCTCGTTCTCTTCTCAGGAGTATCAACTCCAGCTACCCGTACTCTTTCTTTTTTTATTAGGTCAAAACCTAAGTCAATTGAGACATCAATGGTATCACCATCAACAACTCTATCAATCGACACGACTCGAAAGTTATAACAACTCTTCCGACTCGGTGGGGTCATCGCTCCCATAGTTAAATTCCGTAAGTGCTTTATTTATAGCATCAGCAGGTTGGGTTGCATTTCTTTCGATTTGACCCTTCCTCATATTTCGTTGAAACATCATCTGTATACTCTGCCAGTGATGTGGATTATAGATGTCTACTTCTCCCCTTACTTCTTGTCTAGGTATCAAAATTAAGTCTCTTTCATCAGGACAGTTAGCAGGTGAACCATCTAAAGGTAAACTACAAGCGTGTGCAGGTGGATCAGTCACTGGTGCTGTACCACACATAGTGAGAAAAAATATTGGAATTATTGCTAACTTATTCATTTGGAAAGAAATGATCGTATCTCATAATATAGTATATCACAACTGACACAGAAATCAACAAGATAACAATCATCCATACAATGCTCCAAACTACCATGTTTAAAACTTTTTAAAGAACTTGTAAACTTTATGAGCATGTCTTAAATTTGCAGCAAGAATATCTTTACCTGTAGTCTTAATATATTTGAATGGCTCTTTTTTGAAACGTCTCCATCTTTCTGGAACTTCTTTCCATTCTTGCGTGGAGTCAACCTTTTCGCCAGTTACTTTCTCAAAAACCCAATCATTAAACTTCCAGTATTTTTTCCACATTAATCTCGTTGTCTCCAATCATCAGATCTATCATTCTTAAACCAATCTGCTATATCATCCGCACCACTAAATCCTTTTTTATTTGACTTAGGATCTCCTATGTCCAGATACTTTAAACAAGATCCATCTGGATCTGTCGCTAGTCTTCTTGCTGAACTTAACATACCTCTTGCACTTGTATTTGCCTTCGCCAATTTTGTTGCCCATATCATATCACCCATACTGACCTCTGTTCCTGATGCGATATCTTTACAGATTCCTTCTAGTCTTAAACGATAATTGGTAGATAACATAAACTAATACATGTGATTAGTATTATCTATGCAATCATCAACATCGCTTTTTGTAATTCTTTGGAATGCTCATATTCATCTTGAGCGATCTCTGCAATCTTAGTGTCTAAAGGATGGTATGCACTATATTTTGTGTAAGTTTCAAAGGCATGCTTTTCAATCTTCATGTTGATGTCGTAAGCGTCAACAGGATCGAAAAGATAGTACCCAACCATAATCCAATAATAAAGTAAAACGAGATGCTTGGCAAAGAATCTGTCGATCCAATACCTGTTACCATCTCTAAGTTCCATCTCTTCCAAGTGTTCTGTTTCATTTAATGCCTGATAGAAGTGTTCCTTCATTAAGTATATATGATCTTCACCACGAAGTCCAAGTGATTCGCGGAAATGTAACACACTGATAAATGAGAAGTAAGGTGCTCTTGCGATAACTTCTAATACCCAGAATCTTTGAAAGTCTCTACCTCTGTAAAGAAAATCAATGATATAAATTGTGGTATTTAATACCCATGTGTTGAATTGTTTCATTTAGTCTCGTTGCCTCCAGTCGTCTGAACGATTATTTTTAAACCAGTCTGCTATATCGTCTGCTCCGTAAAATCCATTCTTACTTGATTTTGGATCTCCTATGTCCAAATATTTTAAACAAGAACCATCTTCATCTGTTGCTAATCTTCTTGCTGAACTTAACATACCTCTTGCTGATGTGTTTGCTTTAGCCAATTTCTGGGCCCAAATCATATCACTCATGGTGACTTCTGTTCCAGAAGCAATGTCTTTGCAAATTGCTTCTAATCTTAGACGGTATTTTGTAGATAACATAAACTAATATATGTAATTAGTATTATCTATACGTACGCTAGGGGTGGTAGGGTCACAAGTGTTAGTATAATAACACCAAATATTATACAAGAGGATTTTAGTGGTAAATCTTTCATCTAATCCTCCTTAAGACAGTACTCACAAGAAAGAGGACTTGCCTTCATATCAGGCAGATCCTCCCTTGCTTGTTTTATTGCGTTGTATGCGTCATCTGCGTATTCGCAGATTTCGTAATGATTGTTTTGTAGGTCGTGATAACCAATAACGTAATGGGACATGATAGTTTCAACTCCAGTACACTAATATTTAGTATAACATACTAGGTAAAAATACGCATTATTGTGTGGACTCCCACACTATGATTATCTTGTTTTGCTAAAAAACTCTTTAAGTGATGATTGTAATTGTCCTTTGTTTTCAGTATCTGGTTCTTTATATCCTCTCATTCTTTTCCATTCCTGATACATCGCACCAAGCAACCAAGATTGAGATAGACTCTTAGGCCCATTCTCTAATAAATCTCTTTGCTTTTTATTCAAATGTTTATATCCTTTATAATCCTCTCTCCAGTTAGAATTATCCATAGGTTGGTTTGTCATTGTGTTTTGTATTATAACACTATATTATATAGTTTGCAACCTAGCAATCTTTACTCATACTTTCTGCCATACCACCACCAATCTCTGCACCCTGATTTCCACTAAACATTGTTACCCAACCAGCAGCAACCCAACCAATAATGGGAATATTAGCGACGCTAGGAGCAACACTGGCACCAACACTTGAACCCACGAGCCTTCCTGTTTGTTCTGCTCCTCCGATTGCTTTGATACAGGCTTCTGATTTTTTGTCTCCTTCTGTAATTGTGGTTGATTTATTGTGAACTGCACCGTCCATCGTGTATTGCTCAACGACTTTAACTTTGTTGTTAGCCAACCCAAGAAACCCACCTTTAGTATTACTATCCCTTTCCACACGCATTACTTTTGGATCGTTTGCTTTATAACTTATCTTATATCCATTATGTCCAACTTCTGCTTCATATGAAGTATAAGGACCAACTGGTAAGTTGATACTTGGTAATTTACTTTGACGATTTGATAAAGAACCTATCATACCAATGTGAGATAAACCAATAAGTCCACCCAAACCGAGAGCGAACCATTTACCCCATTTCACTTCTTTCTTTTCCATTATCCTTTCTTAGGTGGTACTGAGGGAGCAAGAACCATTGGTGCTTGTTCAATTCTGATTGTTTGAGCAGGTGCTGCTTGAGTTGCTTTTTCTATAAGCATCTCCATATCCTTCTTGGATACGTTTGCACTACCTCCACCCGATGCTGCATTCTTTTTCCTTTGTCCCGCTTCGACCCCAAAAGTAGCTAAAACTCCTGTAAAGACCGAAGCTATGAAAGTTGGATCAATATTATCTTGTTTTGATAGACCAGGAAATTGAACGTAATTTAACGTCAATATTCCACCTGCCCAGATCAAGATCCCAAGTCTTACAAAAGTACTTAGGATCGCCATCTGTTCTTCTTTGTCATCCATTGCCTCTTTTATTTTACCTAGAGGACCTTTAGGTTTTACTTCTTCTTTTTTAACTGCTTCAGCCATGGGATCAATATGTCTATATTATATATAGACACTTAATCCTTAAAATCCGAATGGTATAGGTGATTCTGGTGCAGCAGGTGCATCTGGTGTTGCAACAGGATTAGATGGTGCGGGTAGACCCAACCCACCTCCTAAATCTCCAAGACCACCAAGTTTTTCGGTGACTGCTTCCATTACCTTGCCTTTGACGCTATCGATAATCGCATCCTTGCGTATGAATACGTAACCGCCAAGACCAATAACGGTGATAGATACAACACCACTTGCAATAGCGATTCCATTTACAATTTTCTGTAACATAATACTATTTAATACAAATTATATATCATACTCGCTACCTTCTCCCATATATTCAAGGGAAACGATATCGTGATTGACATTCTTATCTTCTCTTAATAACCACTCTGCAAATTCTTGACGTATTGAAACAGCATCTTTAAGTTGTTCAATATCACCATCTGTACATAGTTCGTTCATTCGATCTATTGACCAATCATAAGTAGTTCTAAGATTTTTCGTGAAACTGTCCATAATCCTTACGCATATAGCGTCCGAGTATGTTGCTATTATAATACATCGGTGTCCCATCGTCAAGTGCTTCCATCAATACGTTGTGTAAAAACAATTGTTTTGTCTCTTCGTAATTTACCTTTCCAAGGGTTGTATGGAGGGAGATGATTTCTCTTCTGAAAGAGTCTTTTCCAATTTCTCTAATATCTCGTTTAAGATCGTCAGAGCTTCCATAATATCGCTTCCAGTCTGACTCTGAGGTAACTTTTCGTTTTCCTCCTTTGGGTTTTCTTTTCTGAGTAAAATACTTTCTTCCGATGTATTGCTTTCCGCTTGTAGTATTGGTGATGCGATAGACGAACCCATAGTTGTCGCCAATATCATCAGAGGTAAAAGGACGACCTTCATATATCCAAGGGTTTTCATAATCGACTTCCAAAACAGTAATCATATTTTAACACATTCATAACTATATATCCATAAATATTAATAAACGATTATATAGATGACTGTTTACAGGAAAAACATAGTAATCAATGTTGGTGAA